CAGCTAAGGAACCTGGCATAAAACAATCTACGCCTTGGACTTGTACAATATATCCTCCGCCTGGAATCATTTTAATAACTGTTCCACTATACGCTGTATTTCCTTCATTTATAGATTCTACAATTTCTCTTACCACCTTTGTTTTTAGACCAGCGGTAACTGATCCCACCATATACCTTTTGACGTTCATAGATTTATCAGCTATTAACTGTACGTCTACTTCTACGCCTGTTTGTAATAATTCTCTTACTTCTGTGGTTTCTCTAGATAAGTCTACATATATTAGTTCTCTATAACCTACGTCGATGGATGCCCAGTCTGAGTCTACTCCGTAAACTTTTCCGGTGTAACTTGAACCTAGTTTTAAATTATATTGTGTATTAGAAGTTAATGAATAACCCTCCATTAAGTCTAGTAATTCTTGGGCATAAGCTTCCCTACTATAAACTTTAACACCAGGAGGTGCCTTGACATGTGGGTTTGGTTTTCTAAATTTAGTTGGACAATCTGCTTCGTAAGCTTCCCAATCAAAATCTTCAAGTGGTTCTGGGGAATTTAAAAGGCTTTCATCTTTTGAAGTTTCTTCGATTTTTACTTCTACTTCTTGTGTTTTTGTAGAGATTCTTTGTCTCTTTTGTTTAATTGTTGTCTTTGTTGACATTTAATTTTGTTTTTAAAAGGTTAATGTATGTTTTACTTGTTATATATCAAATTACGGTGGCGTCAAATCCTATCATCGGAATGTATGGAACAGTTCCTGCAGGAATGCCTCCAAGGTAAATAAATTTCATCTCGCTAAGGTGTGTAAAATAAGAATACGCTAGCGCCTTAGCCACCGCAGCCGCAGCTCCAGCCCTATCTAATCCATAATCTTTTCCAGAATTAAGTGCTCTTCGTATATTGTCTGCTAATTTTTTTTGATTTCCGTAACTAACTCCTATGTATTTTCCGCCCAAAGGGGGAACAGAAGAACATGGTGGAGTTGGTGCAGAAGTTGCAAAAGGCTGTAATTTTGCGTCCTTCCAGTATTTAAGAGTTGCCTTTGCAAGTTCTTTATATGGATCGTCTTTACTACCTCCCTCTGCCAACATCGCAGCTTCTAATCCTAATTCAACTATTAAGGTATTTCTAATTTGTTTTGCAACAGTACCAGTTTTGGACATATCTATATTCACTATAGAATCGGTGCCTTCGTCTGACTCTGTTAATGGACACCCAAACCATTTTTTTCTTAATTCAGTTTTAATAAAGGCTTGATCAAGCTTACTTTTTCTTTGACCGTACTCTTTAGTTCCGTTCCACGTAAATTCTGAAATAACATTTGTAGTTAATACAGGTGGCATCTGTGGATTTTCATCATAAGGTTCCTGTATTTTTAAGTTAGTTAATTTAAAAGGGTATCTAACTTTCATCTTTTCACCTGGTTCCATTTCCTCATAATTCTCAGGTAGTTCTTTGTCGAATGGCCATGGATATTTAATAGGCTGTGTAGCCTCCGCCTTTATAGCTCTTTCATGCCATATTGTAGTTCTAACAGTAGTTCTACTAGTACCCATTGCCCATGTAGCATCTTCGTCTAGGGGATGTGCTTTCATTATTTCTTCATAAACGTATTTTACAACTAACTTATGAAATTCTCCATTCCTGTTTCTTGTGTTATTTGTAATTCCAACTTCCTTTTGAAAATCACTCCAACTCCAGTCAAGTTTTTTTAATTCGTTAATAGCCGAAGTCCTATTTGCAACCCTGTCATTAATGATAGCATTTGTCACGCCTCCAACATCTCCATTATTACTTGAGTTATGTTTATTTGTTTCAAATTTACCTAACCAACGTATAAAATCCCATCTCCTATCTTTAGCGGGCTTAAGGCCGTCAGTAATATCTTCAAATTGCATCAATAGTCTAGTTGCAAAAATTCTAGCTAACTCATCTGCACTTTCTTTTCCATCTAGGCGATGAAATTCAAAATACTTAAATCTATATAGATCTTCTGCTTCGTCGTCTTTATACTCCTCTAAATACTTATCAAGTTCTTCAGTAGGCTGATATTGTATACCTCCTCCAATTTCTCCTTCTAATTTATTATATGCGGGATCACTATCCTTTCCAGCGATACTTAATCTAGATCCAGCTCCAGCTGCACTTGCAAGCCATGCTGCAATTCCTAATTTTTCTTCTTCGGTATCAGGAGATACCATTACGGGTTCTCCTTTTTCAAAAAGGTCTGTAAACCATTGTTCATAGCTTGAAATAAATGCAGATTCTCCGGGTGAAGATTCATGAATGGCTGTTCCAGGAACACATGTTGCAAAGGTTTTAACAGCTGCTAAATATTCATTAGCTAATTTATTACCAAAATCTCCTGCTGTGTCTGGAGTTTGTTCTAGAAGAATTTTGGTTACGTTTGTTATAAATATTGGCCAAAGTGCAGTCATTCTTATTTATTTTCTTGTTGATAATCAGGGTGTTTACTTTTCAAAGATGCAACACCTGATGGGGTAGGCGGCAATGAGACTGCGGTTCCTGATGGACCAACACCGGTTGGATGTATATGGTTTTCGAAAAGGGTTAAATACTCATCTAACCATGCTTCTAGAGATTTACCTCTTACAGCTGGTTCAGATGTGTCTTCTCCTTCTTCACCCGTATTACTTAAATATACATTTCCTGAATCTAAAAATACTCTCGCTTCGGTTGAGATTTTTATATCACCTGCTTCGTCGATTTGAATTATAGGTCTTTCTTTTGCACCACTTCCTCTGGTAATTACCAAACCATCTTCTTCTGAATGATAGATTCTTACATTTCTTTCAGCATCATATACTAAACTAATTACATTTTCAGCATTGTCAGCGCCGTCTAATATATCTGCCTTAAGGTCTTTGTTCTGATCGATGTGAAACCAATATTCAGGATGATATAGGTTTCCATTATCAAATCTAGCGGAAACAATATCTCCTATTCTTGGAACATGATGTGAACCTACTGCGTCTCTATTCATGGGAGTTGCCCATGGAATAGCATCATCTGGTAAATTATCAAACTTTCCCAAAACTTTAACCTTACATCTACCTAGCTTAAGAGGATCGACATTATCGATTACTTCTCCTAACCAGTGAGTGTCTCTAAGGTTATCAGTATTTAATTCTTTTTCAGTTGACATATATTAATCGTTTACGTTACCAAGAGATTCTTCAGCCGCTCTAGTCAAGGCTTCTCCAACTGTTGCTGAAGTATCTACGTTAAATACGTTTTCAGCAATAGTAGCTCCAATGTTATCCACTCCGTCAGAAACTCCTCGCAGAGCATCTTGATATATGTTTTCAAAATTAGGAACTCTTCCTCTAACAGCATCTCTAGCTCCTTGTACTAATTCGTCTTTCTTTTCTCTTGCTAATCTATTTAAATCATCTAGACCTCTCTGGCCTAATTCTTTTAATTTCCCTTTTATTTTATCTTCTAAAAATCCTCCAATTCCATCGGCTGCATAGTTTTCAGAATCTGCTGCAGGGGATAATGCATCTGGAATAGTATCTGATACGATTCCATTTAAAACTCTAGCGTCCATCTTATCTATGACCTCGTAGTTTATCTCTATACTTTGTCTTGCCTGTTCACCTGGATTTTTAGTAAGATCTCCAAATATTTCTGAACCTGTATTTAAAGAAAATTCACATTCTCCAAATCTAAACATAAAGAATGGTCTGTTTGCACTTCCTGAAATTCCTTCATTGCTATTACCGACTCCTACTTTAGGTTTTAAATTTCCAGGAAAACCTTTAATAGTATCTATGTCTATTTTTTTAGGAACTCCAGTTAGCTCTATTTTAGACATATTCTGTATTTTTCTTATTTCAGTTACATAAACCACCATAGAAAATTTTCTTAAGTTTTCAGGTAAAATCCAATTCCATTTTACTTCGTCAAAAACAGCTTTTCTATAAAGGTGCATTAAACCCGAAACTCTAAGGTTAATAGATTCTAAACAACTTAATGTTAATTTCGCATCGTCTCCTCCATAATATGGATTACTCGGATTGATTGCAGTAACTGCCCTGTCTATTCCTTGTAATCCTTGGAAAAACCAAGGTGTATTTCTATTAATATCTAATAATGCCTTTTTAAACTTTATAAGATTTTGTAATCTATCTTCATAAAACCTTACCGTAGGGGAAGAGTCGGTCAAAGAATCTAGTCTAGCAGATTCTTCAGCTCTAAGAGCCGAAAGCCCATGAGAACCTTCCTTTTTAGTAGCGTTATCTATATTTCTTTCGTTTCTTGCAGTCGCTCCTAGCTGCTGTGTGTAAAATTCTTCTGCAGCACCTGATAAAAGAGGAGAATTAGTATGATCGCTCGTGTTAAACAATATTACAAACGACAAATAAGTCGGGTCCTGATAAGGAGACTGTGCTAATTTACCTTTTTGAAAATCTAATCTATCTTTAAAGTCTGACATGGGTTATATATTCTATTTTGGTCGCATATTTTGGACATTAGGATCCTGCCCTGATGGATCTAAGGCTGCTTTAGCTTCGTTTACAACTCCACCCTCATCTAGCATTGGGTTTATACTAATTCTAGGATCGCCTCTGTATATTTCTGTGCCATTGGTATCATACACGACGATTGTTATTGTATTACCCGTTGTGTTTATTTCATAAACATGTGGGGAAGAATCTTCAGATCTTGGTTGCATGTTTTGGATGTCATCATCTTCTTGAAGTGAGTCTAGCTCGAGTTTAGCTTCTTTTACTAACATTTCTTCAGTAGCACCTATGGCCGGAACACCTCTATATACTTCAGTATCTTCCTTGTAGACTACTATGCCTTTCTTAGGACCTTGTTTTGTTATTTCATATGTATATGGAGAATCATTATATGCGAAAGTCATACTAGAAGAAGCTGTAAATTCCTTATCTTCCGCTGTAAATGTAATATTTATTTCGTAATCTCCATCTTCATATATTATCTCTGGGCTTTTAAATTCCCATGTTCCACTTGTCACACCTTCTCCTTTTTTAGGAGTTATTTGAGGATAACCCCATATTCCATCGTCATCCGTAGATTCAAATTCAATTTCAACATCTTCAAATCCTTCAAAATCTCTATTAGATTCCCAGGTTCCTGTTATAGAAAGATAATTACTTTCGCTTTGAGAGAATGAAGTGCCTTCTCCGTCTATTGTAAGGGTTACTTCTAATTCTTCTAATTCTTCTTCTGGTTCTTCAACAACAGGTTCAGGAGTTGGTTCAGGTTCCGGAGCTGGTGGTGTAGGTGGTGGAGTTTCTTCAGCCAGAGTTTCTTCGTTAATTTCTGACATTCTACTAGGCCATTCTCTTCTTAATAGTGTTAATTTTTGAGTAATTCCCGTAGAAGGTTTATACATATAAATAATACCGCCTATAATATAATAACCTGATAAAAATTCATCTCTAACTTGATCTACATTTAAGTCATTTACATTTTCAGATTCTAATTCTTGATCTGTATCAAATCCTTTTTCATCTTTGTCTTTATTAGTCTGTTGCTGTGCAGTTATTTGTGCAAAACCACCTTTCATTATTTGAACAGGTATTTTTTGCCATAAATGTATACCCGGGTTAAACGTTTTTAAAGTTATTTCAAGTTTCATTTTATTCATTTCATCAATATTTTGCTTATTGCTTATTGCAGAATATGAATAATTTAAATGTACGTTCGGAGCTTCATCAGATTGAATAGGAAGCCTTCCAACGTATTTTGATTTTACTTCTTGTTGATATCTATCTTCTCCTCTTCTACCCTTCAGTGGCTCTTCAATGTCTTTCATGTTTTCACTAGCAAGCGGCTCTAATTCATGAGCTACTATTCCTTCAGAATCATTTTCATAGTATATCATTTTTCTCTTATAACCATTTCTTTTAGATAATGCGCCTGAATTATTTATAAGATTATAGCTTTCTATAAATGTATTAGTTGCATTCATTGACGAAGCATTGGTTAATATATTAGACATTTGTATCTTGTTAGAAGATTGTTCTTCGCCATCTTCATCAAAATCTATTTCAAAATTAACAAATGTTTCATCAACGCCTTCTTCTGAGTTTAAAAGAGAGTTGACATCAACGTAACATATATTATAATAAGGATCTATAGAATAAGTTTGAAAACTATCTTCACCTATATATGAATGTTCTACTAAATTATTTAGAAACTCAAAATTAGGCTGACAGGCATTAAGCGCTTTCATGTTATCGTCTGCAGAATCTATATTAGTGGCTAACCCTAATTTTAGGTTTGTCGCAAATTCTTCAATTTGTTCTCTAGAAGTTCCTTCATATGAAGCACATCCTTCAGAATGCATAGTGGGTATTTTCATAGTCCCACTAAAAGTATATTTAGCTCCTTTTGTTGCTTTTTCCAGATCTCTAGTAGGAGGTCCTGAAACCTCATCAATATCGAAATCTATTCTAATATCTCTAAATGTATCTTGTTGCCTTGCAGCGATTCTTACGGAAATTACATCACCATCCCTTGGTATGTTATCTATATCTAAAGTTCCTCGAGTGTCTATGATCGTTGCATCAATTGTTGGAATTTTTACATTGCAGTTTATTTCCATTCTTTTAATATCCTGATCTAAAAATGAAACACCATTGATTACAATCATAGGAACTGGCCCTCCAATTTCATGGCTTATTTTTGGTGCACCTTCTTCTTCTTTAAACGAATCAAATTTTATAACATCTAATTCCAAAGCGTGCTCTAATACATTTAAAACATGATTATTTAATGGCATACTTTTAAGTTCTTATTTCCCCGTTAGTAACTTCGATATTGGTTTGCCCCGATTGTAATATATTAGGTGGCAATATTTCTTTATTATATTTCTTGCTTAAATACTTAATTCTATTAGCATCCTTCACAGGTAATCTTTTCGTGTTTATAAACTGATCTCTAATAGGATTTTTATAGTTTTTATTTAAGGTAAGCTTCCATTTTTTCTTAGCAACATCTATCTTAGGTATAAGAAGAACATCTCCTTCTGTGATTGAAAAAGGATTAGATATTCCATTAAACTTTAAAATAGCATCCACATGGTCATGTGTTCCGTATTCGGAAAGAGACACTAGATCTATTCTACATGTTTCATCATTTTCAACAACATGAACAGATTGAACGGAACTTTCTGCCATTTCTAGAAAAATAAAAGAAGGAGTTGACATTGTTAGTTTTCCTTCAGATATTTCTTTTTTATCTATACTATATAATTTCATTCTTACCCGTTAGCTATTTTTCTAAATTCAGAGTTAAGAGCCTTTCTCTTATCTTTTCCACCGTATGCAGTTTCCACATAAACTTTATTAACATCAACTCCGTCTTCAGGTTGTAAATAAAATCTACCTCTACCCATATTAAACATAGATTCAATATCTAATTTATCTCTACCTCTACCAGGCTTTAATGTTATTTCAACAACCATTCTTTCTGGAAAATCCTGAACACCCAATCCTCCTTCAAAGGTTACATTAGTTTCTCTACATGTAAGATTACCTACCATCATAATAGGATTTAATGGATTTCCAACTGTAAGGTGCCATGCACCAGTAGGATCTCCTGTTAATAGAGAAGCTGCTGCCTGTCCACCTGATGGAGAATTAAATAGTTTCATTAGTGTTCCACCTAATATATTATTTAAGAATTTACTATCCTTTCCAGATGCTAAATTAGCAACATCCTTTTTAACACCTTGGAACATATCTCCTAATCCCGAAGCGACACTTTTAATAAATCCGCTATAATTACCAGATTTAATTAAACTTAAATCTCCTAAAGGTTTTCCTGCTCCTCCGCTTCCAACATATCTTACGGCTCCTCCCCAGAATGGAGCTTGACTAGATGTTAAAACCATGATGTTAGCCAATTGATCTAGCATCATAACTTTAGGGTTTGCTCCTCCGAAAGATCTTAATTCATATTCAAATTTAAGTTTGAATTCTTGACTAAACGTTAGTCCTTGCTCTCTAAAGGCAACATCTTTTATAACATTAACAGGTCCAAATACGTGATTTGGATATGTATTTTCCATGTAATCGTATCCGCTTCCTCCGTTTTTTCTTCTTTGTGCTGTGATTCCATCAACACCCGCAGCAGCATTAGCAGCTGCAGTACCTATTACACTTGAATCCAAAAACTGACCGAAGGCACCTCTTCTACTGGAATTAGTAGATTGTTTAGTTTGCACACTTGCTGATTCATCTTTCCAATTATATCCATGAGACCACCCTAAAATATCAGACATACTGTTACCTGTAACTTCACTCATCCACGTAACTGCTCTCGCAATATCTGGCTGATCAACTTCTCTAGGCTTTCCGGCCTTATCAATATTCATCGGCGTGATAATATCATCCTGTACAGGATATGGGAATCTTCTAAGCGTTAATAGATAATTATTAGGTATTTTACCATTATATCTGCATAATGCAAAATCTGCATAATTATACATATATCCATAGCCACTTGCGGAAGAAGCATTGTTTTTAGTAATTTCAACTATTTTAGAAACAGTAGGGTTATCTAAAGTTCTTTCATCTATTTTATTATATTCCTCTTTGTCTGCTCCTTTTGCCTTTGCAGATCCACCCGGTGTAAAGAAACTACCCCTATAATTTACAAGAGAATATTTGTTAAACACGGAATATGCATGCTTTCCGTCTGTAATCTCTTCTTTAGTGTCTTTTCCGTCAGCACCTCTCTTGTAATATATTACGGATTCAGCCTCTTGTGTATAGTATTGTGCTTTGCCGCCGGGTCTAACATTACTGAGAGGTTCTCCAACTAACATTGCCCTACTTCTTGCATTTGGATTATCAAACGTTCCAAGAATAGTGTCTTGTGGATCAACATTCTTAGGTACTCCTGATCCGTCCGGACTGGATAAATCGAAAAAATTATCAACCTTGTCTCCGAAACCGGAAACAGATGATTTTAAACTGGAAACTGTTGCAGTAGATACTAACCCAAATAATGGCATATTTTAATATTATGTTTTTACTATGTTTTATATATTCACAATTCTATGTCATCCAGGTCGTCTGACTGCGGTCTATATAAAAGCTTATCATAATATTTATCCATCTTTGGTTCTCTTTCTCCTAAAAATTTCTTGAGATGGGCAGAATATACTCCCTTTGATTGATAATAGTAGGAACCTCCTGAATATACACTCCTACTAGAAAGTTCATAAATATCTTTAAAATTTCTTTCAATTAAAAAATCTTGTATGTTATTAAACAACTGTATTACCTCCGACTTAGTTTTAACACACATTACGGAATCTACGGATATCATATATGATTCCCATTTTGAGTCAATATGATCTTGGAAATCTTTCATAGATTTATAGTTCTTTCTAGAAAGGCCAAATGTAGTTTTTTTATTACCGAAATCTTTTGAAAATTTCATTCCAAATAAATATCTTTTTAAAAAGTCTATGTTATCGTAAAATTTGGTAATCCTAATTTGATATCTTGGCATATCCTCATCAAATTTAACATCATGTATAACCCCCAATACGGGAAATACGATGTGAGAATGTCTAGAGTTTGAAATAAGAGCGTGAATCCTTTCGCCCTTTGAAAAAAGTTTGTGTCTTATCATAGGTCAATTATCTTAACGCTTTCAAATCTTTTAAGAACGTTTTTAGGATAATCATCTCTATTAATTACGGTTAAATTTAATGAAGCAATTGGTTCAATAGTGTCTTCTAAAAATAATTTAAAATTATCTATAGTTTCAGTATCTAAGTTTTTAAACAAATAAACGATTTTATTTAAGTCTTCATTTTTATTTAAAACATTTATAAATGAATTTCTTATTGCTAGGCCGATTACTGATGCGTGTGGTTCTGTGTCGTAAGGATCTGATTTTACTAATTTATTTCTAATACTAAAATGATCGATGACAGTTTCACCAGGATTATTTCTGCAAAATTTATTAAATTCCTTTCGGCTATTACACCATATACATTCTATAGTAATCGTCTTTTCTTCCATTATACCATTTTCTCCAATTCAGCTAATTCTTTTTTCAGCTCTTGGATTTTATGTTTTATTTCAAGGGTAGAAGGCTTATAATTATTACCCCAATCACTTTTCACCTGTATCTGATTAGATTGTTTTGAATTACCAAAATCTAATCCGATATCTATGCATATGTCATTTATAAAATTTATCTTATCTTCGATACCTTTTTCAAAATCATATACGACAGTAGATTCGTAATTTTCTCCAGCAGCATTAATGTTATCATCTGTTATAGTTTTAATAACACCATTATCTGCTATTTTAAGATTTACTTCCTGCATTTGCTAATCTTTCCTTTTTTGATTTATTAGCTTCTTTTACCAAAGACTTTGCCCTTTTTCTATCTTCTCTCCAGGTTTCTTTATCTTTTATGTTTGTTATAGTAAACGCCTCTTCCAGCATTTCAATTTCTTTTTCTGAGTAATTGAGTCCTTTCCACGTTTCTTTTAAAGAGTTTAGTTTAGAACCTAACTGTTCTTCTATTTGATCATTAACCATCCTCATGTGCTTTTCGTGGAAGTCTCTACCTTCTTCCTGCTTTAGACCGTACCATGCAATTCCTTTTTCTGAAAATCTACCCCAGCCATTTTTAGCTTTTAATAGACCCATTTTTCTATAAGTATCTCTTCTGTATTTTCTTGCTAAACTCATTTGTTATAATTTATAATAGTTAGTAACGTATTTTTGAATTTCTTCTGTTAAAAATTCTTGTAGGTTATTTATCTCTATTTGAGAAGATGCTACTTTGCTGATCTCTTCGATTATTTCCGATTCTTCTTGTTCAGAATTATCAACTAGCATTTTAAAAATTTCTTTTTTAGGAAGATTAATCCCTATGTCCATGGTGAAAGACTCCACGTTTTTAGAAGATAGGTTTTTAATTAACTGTGTTAATGGTGAGTCCTCTACTTCTACAACCTTTTTAACTTCTTTAGGTTGTACAACTACTTCTTTTTTAGAATTATTATCGGGAATAATGTTTTCGCCTATTAAGTCTGCTCCTGGAAATGGAATCTCTTCTCCCTTTATTTCTTCTAAAAATTCAGAAGCTACTTCATGGAATATTTTGCTTCCATCTGTAAAATATAAAAACTTATCATCAGATTCCTTTACCTCTACGATAGTTCCAAATTTATCTCCTTTTTTCCACTGATATTTAAGGACTTCTTTAGTCTCTTCTTTTTGCATGATTAAACCTATTTAAATATTATACTCTTAAACTTCAAAAAGTTTAAGTTGAGGAATTTGATAAAATACGGGTGTGTTGCCTTTCTGATAGTATATCATAAATTCGTCGATGAATTCATGGGATAAACTAGGTCCTACCATCACATCTGTCTTTTTTAGAAACCTTTCGTAGAATTTATGGCTTCCGTTTTCTTTTAAAAATAATTGTAATTCTTTCTTTTCTGGTAAAAATCTTTTGTTAATGCTCATTCCATACTATTACTTGTTCGACAATAATTCCAGCCTTTTCTAATAAAGCAATGCCTGACATATCTCTATAGCTTTCACAATAGAATACTTTCTTTACACCTGCTTGTATAATTAATTTAGCACATTCAAAACACGGAGAGGTTGTCGTGTATAGGATAGCTCCCTTTGAAGTGAGTGTAGATTTTGAAATCTTCATTAGCGCATTAGATTCAGCGTGTAAAACCTCTTGCTTAGTAACCTGTTTAGAACAACAAGTGTCTTCGCACTCATATCCTTTCTCTATCAATATTTCTTTATGATCAGGATTATCTATGTTTCTAGTTTGGGTTTCTTCACATGTATTGTCAAATCCATGTGGAGTTCCATTATATCCGAATGAAACTATTTGCTCGTCTTTAACGATAATGCATCCTACCTTTCTTCTCTCTGCATAACTAAGTTTTGAAACTTGGTATGCTATTTGCATGTAAATTACGTCTACTGATATTCTTGGCATGATTCTTTATAAATAAAAAAGGTCTATGTATTATACACAGACCTTTTCAAAAGTTTATATTATTGTTTAAGTATTAAGCTTCTGGTGTTTCTTCACCTACCGCTGAATCAGATTCTTTCATCTCATTCACTTTCTTAGAATATGCTTCGATCATTTCATTACATGCAGCTTCATAAGCTTCAACAGAATAATCTTCTTTCATTTCTTTAAGGCATTTAGCAGATAATCCACCAACTAATGCAGCATTTTCTTTCATGTAAGTTTCTACTGTATGCTCATCATGTGCATCAGATTCCCATGCTTTAGCTTCGTTTTTACATGCTTCATACACCTCAGATAACATATCAGAAACTGCTTTAGTTTCTTCAGCTTCTTCTTCTGCAACTTCTTCAGATTCTTCAGATTCTTCAGATTCAGAAATTTCTTCATTACCTGCACCGTCAACTGTATCTTCTAATTCAGTTTCTAATTCTTTTGACTTATCTTCAGGAGCTTCAACATCGTTATCAACTTCTTTAGTTTCATCTTTTAAATCTTCAGCAGGTAAACCAGCTTCTTCTCCAGATTCAGTAATTGTCTTTACTGATTCTGAGAATTCTTCAAGATGTTCCATGTCTATTTCTTCCTCTCCTTTTAGTGCTTTTTGTACTTCTTTAGACTTTAATAACTTTTCTAGTTCTTTAATGTCGTATGGTCCGTCACCAAGCTTTTCTTGAGCAAAGTCAGCTAGAATATAATATTGATTAGAAGAATATCCTTCACCGTCTCTAAAATCTGCAACTTCTTCGATGTCTGCTTTAGCAATTTTCTTACCTTCAGTAACTTTTTCAGATTCACAAACACATGGTTCTTCGTTACATGCTCCACATGATTCTTCAACCGTTTCAGTTTCAGCTGATTCAAATTGTAATTTATCAATAGCAATGTTCATTGAAGCCATTTCCATTGGTTTAGTACCATCTTCATAGTCTACGGTAGCCATATTACCAGCTTTGTTAAAAGATAAAATCTTAAATCTTCCAGGGAATCTGATGTTTTCACCATAAACTGTTTCTCCTTTTTCGACAGCTTTTATAGCTTTCTTAATTTTAGGGCTAATACCTTCGTTTACGTCTTCGGTTTCAACGGATTCAAATTGTAAAGAATCAATTCTGATATTCATTGAAGCCATTTCCATTGGTTTAGTACCATCTTCATAGTCCACTGTTGCGAACATATCTCCAAGTTCTATGATTTTAAATCTTCCAGGAAATCTAACGTTTTCTCCGTAAACAGTTTCGCCGTTCTTAATTGCTTTTTGAGCTTTCTTTAATTTAGGGTGTACACCTTCATTTACTTCTTCAGTAGATTCTTCTACAGCATCACCATTACCCTGAACTTCTTCCGCTTCTTCTTCTGAATGTTCAACTGGCTCAGCAGTAGCAACTACATCTTGTTGCACTTCTTCAGCTCTATCCATTTCAGATAAAAACTGTTCAAATGATTTTAATTTTGCCATAATTATTTGTTTTTAATTTTTTTACTTAATATATATCCCTTTTTTATAAGGTTTTGATGTTATTTCTTTTTATCCAATCTTCTAACTTTTTAGTGGCTGCGTCAAACATTCTACTTCTACTATAATCCTTTCCATGATTTTTAAACCATTCTTTAGTAATATAATATGCTGGTTCTACTGGTTCGTCGTTAGCAACCATGTCTTCAACCATTTTACTTAATCCTAGCGCAATCACTGCACCTTCCCATTCGAACGCAGTATATCCTCTAATATCATTCCATTTGTCATTAAGAAATTGACTACCTGTTTTACCAAACTCTTTATCTCTTAGTTTACGATCTGCGTATATTTTAAACAATTCGTCTCCTAAAGAATTAGTCCATATTGACATGTTCTGGTGTTCACTATCATACACCTTATCCATCATACCCGCTTTAATAATTTCTTTACGAGTCTTTTCTATCCATTTGGGGTATTTAATTTTACCGTTACTTTTAATCCACTTATCGTAGTCGTATTTGCTAACTCCTTCGTTTAAGGATGTAAATTCTTCAAATAGTTTTAGGTGCTTCATCTTATTAATAGTCTCTATGACCTCCATTAATTCTTTCAATTTTATCGTATTCTCTTCTTGAATAATTAGAAGAATCGCCTGAAATTGAAATGTCTCTATTTCCGTATAAACCTATTTTATCTAATCTATCGATGATGTCTTCAGCAATAGGATCAGGGGCATCCATTCCTATAACAATGTCTATTTCATTCCATTTAGAAACAAACATTACAGTTATTGGATATTTTGATTTTTTCAGCGCTTTAACTACCTTATCAAAATCTTTTTCGGTAATCTTAGCTTCACCTATAAACTGTTCAAATAATTTTACTTTTTTCATAATTAGCCATTCATTATTCTTATTAATTTGTCTGCAAAAGATTTATTGAAACCATAGTTAGAAGAAAGGCCTATCGTAGAATAATTAGTACCTGATTCGTGATTAACAAAAACTCCGCCGTCTGATGAATTAAATTCATCTAATATAAATAATAGTTCGTAAATTTCTTGAAATAATTTATCTTTAGCCGCAGAGCTAATTCCACCTCCACATGTAACTGCGATTAAATAGCTTCTTCTGCCACCTGGTGTAAAATTAGATCTACCTTCAATTTTACCACCGACGGTTGATCTCATTGTACCTGACCATCCACCTGCTGCAGGAACTGAAGATTGTTCAGTTTCATATTTCTTATATTTCTTTATGACTTTAGAAATTTCTTCTGCTAATTTAATAGCGTTTCTTCCTTGAAATATTTGATAAGTGTCTTTTTTATCTCCTCCAGCTACATTGATATGTTCTTTATAATTAGATAACTTACCCGATTTAAGCATAGATTCTATCTCTTTATATTGAGATTGGTATGAGTCTCCCCATTTAGATATAGCCATTTTAGCTATTGACAATTTATCTTCTAATTTTGCTCTAATTCCTTTTTTACCAAAAGCAGCAGATTCATTTATAAAAGATTCAAATAGTTTTACATTTCTCATGTTAATTTTATCTGTAATTTTAGAGGAGTTTTACCAGGAATTATTCTATGATATACTCCAGCCTCTATCTTTATATATCCTTTTAAAGGGATGGGTATTTTATTGTCGTATTGAAACTTCCAGTCGTTATCTTCTATCGCATTGATAATTCTATCCTGCTCGTCAAAGTGCCATTTAAAAAGATGGCTAGGCTGATTGGGTTGAAATTCCCTAATGATTATATTTTCTGAGATAATTGTCTCTGTAAAAGGAAGAGTCTGGTCATCTATCATAGAAATCATTTCATCCATTGACATTGTTCCGCATCCGCAATTTTTACATCCGCAATCTTCTTTTACCATGGCTGGTCGCTTTTTAGTCCTAATTGTTTTCCGAATAGAGTAGGTCCATAGCATGCCCAGAATCCATTTTTATTAGGGTCCATTTTTGACATTTTATCACATCCATGTCTTGCCCAAAAATTAGCAGCTCTACCTGGATCGTCGTTTTTAACAGTGGACGAAGGATCTCCCCATTCTAACTTTTTAGCAATGACGTTTCCTTCTTTATCAGTTCTTCCAGTGTTTCTATAAACTATGAATTTCTTTTTTCCACCTCTTTCTGGTGAATCTAATTTTACGTTTATTTGTTTTCCTCCTCTTGGTTTATAAATAGCTTTTTTACCTACTTCTAAGTTTTTTGCCATCCATCCTGAAGGACCCTTTAAAATAATATTGTTTTTATCCCAATATTGTTTTACCTCTTCAAAGAGTTTTGAATATGCATCGCTTCCTAATCGAAAGAAAGAATTAGTTAAATCTAAGCCCTCATCAACATGGGCCTTTAGCTCAGGAGAAACGCTATCCCACTCTTCAAATGTTTTAATAAACTTCATAACTTATATATCTATGATAGAACGAGCTCCTTTAAAAACTCTTTCTTATATCTCTGCAGTGCAAGTTCTTTTGCCTTTGCTTCGAGCTCGATATCCAGATCCATGCCGTATGTTTCGATGTGGTCATATACGTAATCTGCATGTGCACGTTTGTTGCCTTGTGTGGCATCTTCGTGTATTTGTTTGCATGAAGAATAGTGGCATAGTTGTCGAATTCCTTTAGGCCACGATTTAGCAGCAAGTTCTAGTGCTTCTTTTTCTGGCATAGGATCTTCGTAACACCAGTGATGATGATAGTCGAATGTGATCGGGGTTTTCCCTGTCAGCAAATGTATGTCATATAAATCTTGTACAGAATATTGTGCTGTTTTATCGTCGTTTTCGATTACAAGTCGATTCGCTGCACCTGGAACAAGTCTTTTGAAATTATTTGCAAATCTTTGCTTAGTAGCTTCTTTATCGTCATATGTTCCGCCGATATGAATATTAATAGCGGAGTATGGGGTTTGAGGAAGACCGAGCATATCCATAATTTCCGAATGTTGTCGTAAATCTTTAAGAGCTTTTTTTACAACCGCTTCGTTAGGAGAAGCAAGAACATTAAAAGGACCGGGATGAAAAGTAAGTCTTTGCCCGTATTGCTTTGCTAGTTGGCCTGCACCTTTAAGAAGATTAGAAAGTTTATCATAATCGGGAAGATCGGTTAATTCATATTCAGACATCCATGGAAACATATCGCTTGACATACGATACATTGTTATATCATTCTTATAGTTCCACTTGATAATTTCTATCATGTCCTTGATATTCAATACTGCAAGTTCTGATGCGTATTTAATACCCTTTTCTTCAAAGGTTCTTTTAATCATTTTTCTACCAACATATATGTTTGATTCTTTTTTAAGAGTCATGTTGATACAACAATATCCGTAGTCTGCTGCCATATATTTTATATTAAGGTTTTAAGTTAAGTTTCTTTTTGATATCCCTGACTTCTCTTTCGGCTTCACATGCTTCCTCTAATGTAAATACATCTAAATCTAAGAAAAGAAGACCATCTTCAGTATTAACAAATATGTTATCTCCTACGATCTCATATCCATTTTGCCGATACACTACACTATCCTCAACTCTAACGACGTGTGTAGTTGATTCTATCCGATCTATTCTTTCATGAATGGTCATCATTATTCCCATTCCTTTTCGAACGTATACCAGTGATCTGCAGAGGCACAGCACCTTAGTCCTTCCTGAATTAATACGTCTATTTCAGAAGCGGATAGAGAATCAAACCACGACTCTATAATACCTTCGATGAGAAGACCAACTTGTTCGGTTTCCATTGAGTTGCGACCCATATTTGAATATACATACTGATCTGCCGCACTTTCAACGATTGCTCCTGCGATTCTAATCGCGACGTCACTGTCCGTTGAATATCTTCGACCTAAATAATGGTCATCGTTTTTAGGGAACTTATTAAAAATTTCTTTATCTGTAAATCTCATCCGATATAAACCGATTTGGGTGGTGAGGTGCGGAATAATATTTTTAGCAGGTTCGTGCCATGTAATTCCGTTTACTTTAATTGATTCTACGTTCATGTTTTTTTTTATTTAGTTATTTAATTACTGTTCAAATATAAGCAAAAATTCTGAGATAAAAAAATTTATTCTACAGAATTTTCAAAAAGTTTAGAAGGAGCACCTACGTTCCATGACATTTGTGCAAAAAATCTGAGTGCCATCATATTACTACCATCAACATTTGCAATCGCACGTGTCAAATCATTATTCACAAATGCCTCTACAAATCCTCCTGAATGTTTAGATATATTCCATTTAAGACACAGGATTTCTGTTCCGGTTTTTATGATATGGTTTTCAGTTTTTTTATCTAATGCTGGAATTCCACAATACGCGCCGTTTTTATCATAATAGTCCTTAACTACTTCTCTAACTATTTCAATTTTTTTAAATGTTTCCATCGTCTTGTTTTTTATGTTTCTTTTTTCTTCGATACTTTTTCTTATTTCTAATGGGAGTAGGCATACGAAGAGCATCTAGCCACTCTTGCAATGTTAAATTTACTTCTTTTAATTTCTTACCTTCGTTTTCCATTACCTTTCTAAAATTACGAAATCTCCAAACGCTTCGTCAAATACCTTAATAAGATTTTCATAGTCTCCTCCTGTCATTTGAGAATAAAGAGTTTCCCAATCCTTTCCGAGATCTTTTGAAAAACTTTTTGCATAGGCTAATAGCATGAAGGCATTTCCTTCAGGTCCTGTTAAGTCGATTATTACAGGATTTGATTGATGTTTGTGTAGTTTTTTTCTGATCATGTTTGTGTGTATATCTTTTACTGATTATTACTATACTAATATAAGCAAAATTTCTGAGATAAAAAAATATTTAAGCAATTATTTTTAAAAACTTTTGGTTATAACCATATGATATTATAAAAACTTCTGGGTAAGTTTATTTAATGGATATTCATTGTCTTCAGATTCCATTTTTTCTGGATGCCATTGTACTGCCCATATTTTATTGTCTAAATCCTCAAAGGCTTCAATAACAGAATACGAAGGATAAGAAAGATGTGTTGCCTTGAAGTTATTTGATAACACGCTACAGTGCTGATGATGCCTTGAATTAACCGTTGTTAATGTTCCATTTAAATCTTCAACTGCATGAAACTGAGATGGCTTTCCGCTATGATCTATGTTCTCTGAAAAGTCTGCTGATTTATGATCTTCTACTATTGCATCAGATAAATCTTCTACCTTTCCTCCAAAATAATGATTTAGGATTTGCATTCCTCTGCATATTCCCAATATTCTATTATTAGAATCTAAAGCCTGTTTAATCCATACAAATTCCCTGGCATCTCTTTCTTCATCTTTTCCAATGTCTGCTCCTCCACATAGTAACAGGGGTCCTTTAACTTTACGTCTAAGATCGAGCCAAATTATTTCATGACCAAACCTAACAAGCCAATTTTGAATTGACTCCCTTTCTCTTTTTCCTCGTGGCGGTGCTACATAAATAATCATAGAAAAAAACCCTAGAACTTAGGGTTATTTTTAAAGAGCTACGCTTTAAACGTAGAATTTACTCTATCGACAATTTTATTATCCTTGTACGCTCCTTTAAAATGCTTAACTAATTCTTTATTAGCCTTCTTTTTATCTGAGCTCGATAGTTTATTAAACCTATCTTCTATTGCAGAATTATTTCTCTGAGCAGCTCTATATTTGCCACCGTCGTCAATGTATTGATAATAAAAATCATAAGACTTGGCATATTTTAGGAAGAGCTCTAGATCTGACATGTTTTCTTTTTCCAGTCTAGATTTTAAATCGCTTGATTCTATTTTCTTTTTATTAAGATAAAATTCCCACTGACCTCTCCAGTTTCCAACCTTAAACAAGTGGATTGTATATTTACCTACTTTAGCTTCAAACTTAATTCCTTTATCTTCTATAGAAACATCCTTTATAGATTTAATCCATTTATCTTTAAAGGTTGGCATTAATTTTTTAAGAGTTAAAAATGCATCTTCCTTTAATTCTTCAGGACTACCCCATCTACTTCTAGGATGTTGATAATCAGAATATTTCTGATAATTTTCAAATGTCATTAAATGTTTCATAGATTATATATCTATCCTACAAATCCAGGATCACCTGCTCTTCTATTCCAACCAATATGTTTAACATATCCGTCACTGTCATTAACAGATAAACTTACGACTATAAAACCATTATCTCTATACCAATGATCAACGAGATGCTCTCTAACCATTCCTGTATACCCATTATCCAGCAATTTATAATCGCTCATTCTTTTTAAGCCTGGATTCCAGCTAAATCCCATATAGTTTTTAACTATCATTGGCGTTCCATCTTCATTTTTATCTCCGGTTAAAAAACTAACAGGCAAAACTGCCCTAATTTTCATACCATTAATTTCAAAAACTTTTTCAGAAATTTTATTTAAGATGTTATCGTTTTTAGGTCTGATCCATGCTTGTAGTATCTTTTTGCTAGCTGAAAGAACTCTTATCGAATCTTCGATAAAGCCATGTCTGTAAAATTCCCAATCTTCTTCACAATGAAAAACATATTTTGTAGTTACAGTTTTATACGCTTTATCTATAGATTTAGATTGACCTAATTTCTTTTCATTAAACATAAACTCAAGAGAGTTATTATATTTTTTGTTTAATTCAACACATGCGTCAAATACTTCTTCCTGTGCCGAATCTTCTGTAATTATAAATCTTTCAATAGGGTATGTGTTAAACTTAAAAAAAGAGTCTAAAGTTTTTTCTAAAAGATCTAGTCTTCCGCAAGATGTTAAAACAACGGTTACTGAATTTATTTCCAAAATATTTGAATTGAAATTAAAGCTATTGTTAATACGAGAGATACTGCTGTTTTAGTTGTAATACCTTCATTCATAAAATACCACGTCATGGCAGTAAATATAAAGATGCCGCTCGCAAACCCTATGAACCTTCCGGGCCATAATAGTCCGTCAAAATGTTCAACAACTTGTTGCGTAGCCTTAATTAAAATGTAACTAATAATAGAACCAAATCCTATAGCAACTGGCCATGGATTCTTTTTAAACCAAGGCCAAACAAATTGACCATTCGTTTGAATCCAAATAAGACCTTGTCCTAAAAGGAATAATAAAAAACCATAAAAAAGTTTCATTAAAATAAAGAGTTAGTGGTAGTTAATAGATGTGAAATAAAGGACGGTCTGTGGTGTTCGCTCGATCCGTTTTCCTTAATTGCGGTTATATGCTGTTTAGTTCCATAGCCTTTATTAGAATTCCATCCATAACCGGGTGTCTCTTCATCTAAGGTTTTCATCAAAAGATCTCTTTCTGTTTTTGCCAGAATAGATGCCGCAGCAATGGAAGAATATTTATTGTCTCCTCCTATTATGGTTTTAAAAGGCTTTCCATCAAATCCATGAAATTGATCTCCATCAACTAAGATAAAATTAAAGGGATGTGATTGGCATGTTTTAGCGAGTGCTATTCTCATGCCTTCTAGAGTTGCTCTTAAAATATTAGTATTTTCTATAACGTCTATACCAATATGTTCTACCGTGTAGGCTATCGCATTTTCTAGCACTATTTGTCTAGCTTCTTTTCTTTGAGCTTCGTTTAATAGTTTAGAATCTTTAATTAAAGGATGATTAAAACCATGCGGCATTATACATGCTGCAACGGTAACTGGTCCCGCTAAGGCTCCTCTGCCTGCTTCATCCACACCGACCTCTACTATGTTAGTGTCTTCGTTATAACTTCCTTTAAGTAAAATGTGTTTTTGCTCCATGTAAAAAGTTTATAGGAGTTATACACAAAATTAGTGAAATGTTTATTTAGGTCCGTGGTTTTCTTTCCACTTATCGTATCTTTTTACAACTTCCTGTAGAATCTTAGCCCTAACAATATCTTTTTCTGTAAACTCATGCATACCTATTCCCTTTATACCTGACATTAATTCAGAAAAAGAAGGTAAACCTACATTCGCCTTTGAAATATCATGCTGGCTTACGTCACCAGTGACTATTACTTTAGAATCTTTTCCCATCCTAGTCACAAATAACATGAGTTGTTTAAACGTTGCGTTTTGTGCTTCATCTAAAACCATTAACGAATCATCAAAGGTATCTCCTCTCATATATGCCATCGGCCTAAACACAATAACTTCTTTTTCTACTAGGGTTTCTGCAATTTCTGCTCCAACTATTTTAGTAATATTAGAAATGTATGATTGCATGAATGGATCTATTTTATCGGCGATGTCTCCTGGTAAAAATCCTAATTTTTCACCTGCCTCTTGAATAGGCTTACATAAAACTATTTGTGAAATTTCTTTTCTAGCTAAAAGCAAAAGAGCGGTGTAACATGCAGTAAATGTTTTTGAAGTTCCCGCGGGTCCTGAACAAAATGTTATTTGATTTTCTAGTATTGTATTTGTGTATTTCTTCTGTGATTGTCTTAATTGTACTCCTTTTAAGTTCTCTTCTTTTATTCCGTATCTTCTTCTCCTAGGTTTACCAGGATTAGAATTGCTATTTGAATTGTTGTTTCTACTCATTGAGTTTAATTTTTTTAGTCTCCTGCCATAATTACTGTTTTCTTTAACTGTAGCAGTGTGTCACATTTTTCATATTCCTCTAGTTCTTCGAAGTATTCTATTAATATATCTATAAATTTACTTCTTTGGCCTTCTCCATGGGGAATCTCTATCGTGTTCTTTCCTTCACTGAACACAATAAATCTATTGATAGTTTTAGTAAAATTACGAGTGATAGTATAATAACTTGATCTCATCAATGCGTCTCTATCATCGTTTAAAGATTCCTTCATCACAAGGTATATTTTTTTAAACTGAGATCTTAATAATCTCAATTTATATATTTAATTTCTATAAATATTAGGGTAAAATGCAATAAAAAAATATGATATTATATTTCTTTAATTGTCTTTGTTTTCGGCATCAGATTTTTTCTGAAGATAGACTGCCTTTTGAATTTTTAGTCTTTTTAAAGCAGATGGCTTCGTATAATCTTGATTATCTCTAAGCTTTTTCATTTGCTTAGTTTTAATTGTTTTTCTTTTATACTGCCTTAAGGCCTTTTCTATATTTCCTTTTTCTACTTTAGTTATTAACATAAATTTTATCTATTATTTTTTTAAGTTCGTGGCATCTTTCATATTCTTCTCTCTCAATAAAAAATCTTATAACTGTTTGCAATGCTTCAATTTTTTCTTCAATTGGAGTATTATTCTCTAAAGCTCCCATTTCTTCTTTAACAATTGCCTTATAAATAAGGTCCATCATTATTTCCTTTGAAGATGTTTTTAATTGCTCAATAAATGCAATAGACTCTACACTATTACGAATTTCAAAATCTTTTTCCTGTTTATTATTTTTATCAGGATTATCCCAATTTTCGAAATCACCTAAATCATTCATTGTTGTTTTTTATTTTTTTAATTAGTTCAATCTGCGCTTCACTTAAAATAGGATTAAACGTATTTAGTTTAACCATAAGGTTGCCGTAACTGTTCTGTCTATATATCGGAAATCCTTTACTACTTATTCTTAATATCTTATTATTTTGAGAATTTTTTGGTACATTTACCTTTATTTTATAAAAAGGAGTAGTGACCGTTACTTCTCCGCCTAATATCATATCATAAAAAGGAACATCTACGTCTACGTAAATATCACTTCCGTTTAAAATTATATTAGAATCTGGGTTTATTTGTATTATAACTATTAGGTCTCCATTCGGAGCAGACGTATTGATTGGATGCGGTCTTCCTTTACCCGAAACTTTAAGCTTCATTCCATCGTGTACCCCTTTCGGAATATTAAGATTAAATTTAGTGTGCCCAAGATCTAACCTTTTACTAATACCATAATAAGCTTCTTCATATGAAAGTTGTACTCTTACCGTGATGTTGTCTCCTTTCGCCTGGGCATTAAAAACATTATCAAACATATCGGCAAACGAAGAATCTCTGCCGTTAAAAAACTGATGAAAAGGATTAAACCCTCCTGATAATTCTAAATCATATGATTTTCTTTTACTTTCGTCTCCTAAAATCTCGTAAGCTTCTGCTATCTTTTTGAATTTAGATTCATCCCCTGAAGGACCATCGGGATGGTGAACTTTTGCAAGTTTACGATACGCTTTTTTAATCTCTTCTTGCGTTGCCGATTGTTCGACCTGCAGCGTTTCGTAATAATTCATTTTTTCTAGTTTTAACCGCTTCCTTTACTTTCTTAATAGCTGTTCTTTTTTCTACAATATCTCTTTTTTCTTGATTGTCTAAAAGGTCTGCTATTCTAGTTAATTGTTCAGCAATTATCTTTAAATACTTTTCTTCCATAATATATTTATACTTCTTTGAATGATTATGTTTCAATCCCCAAAAAGGCCGATTGGCCTTTTTTGGTTTATTCAGTTTCTAATATTTTCTGAAGGTGTGCACATTTTTCATACTCTTCAGATTCTTGAAACCATTCTAGCATTTGTAGGATAGTTCTTTTTACAGGTTCAGTTTCAATTCCATTTTCTTGCATTGCCTTAAAGTCAATACCTTTTTCTAGAATCATGTCCCAGTTATTTCGAACAAGTTTATCCTTTAGTTCATATAGATTTTGCTCCATATCTGCCTGTTTTTGAATTTGAGCTATTTCATCGTGCTCATCGTTAAATTGGTCTTCAAAACCATCAAAGTCGTCAAACATATTTATCTTTTTTAATTATAGGTCTAATATAACCAAAATTTCTGAGATAAAAAAATTATTTAACAACTATTTTTCTACTTTTTTCATTTTTATCGAAAGCAATAGTTAAAACTCCATCTTTCATCGATGCTGAAGCGGTGTCTACGTCAAGTGTATTCGATAATTTAAATCTTTTGCTAAATGATTTTCTAAACCCATCTTCTTCAACTTCTGAGCTTACTGTTAAAACTCTATCTTCAATCTGAATGTCGATATCCTTTTTTGTAAAACCCGGAAGAGCTAATAAGATTTTACCTTCTTCAAATAAAACCTGTTTACCTCCAATTGCGTTAAGCGAATTTACGGTTTCAATCGAGTCGTTAATTAAATCTTCAAGTGTTGTTTTAAAATACATAGTTAAAATTTTTATTTAGTTATCGTAGCAATATCGCTACAATACTATATTCTAACAAAATTGTGCCAGAGTTGCTTTTCTATACAAAGTGTCATACTTATAATAAATTGTATGACAATATGACATTACTAGAATGGTACAAAGGCTTTAGAGACAAGTTCCATATCTGACATTTTTAACATGACATTCATGGTTCCTATTACATCGTCCTCGCAATAGTCTTTAATTTCTTCTAATCTTCCAGCATAGTATGCTTCAG